TGTACAAACAGCAGCAGCTGCTTCTGCCAACCAACTAATCGCTGCAAAATACGCAGCAATACCGGGAGGTGCTATACCCGCAGGACTAGAAATTAAGGCAAACACAGCTCTATACAGAAAAGGAGTTGCTAATACAAAAATTGGAGCAGGTTTAAGTATCGCTGCAATTACAGCAGGAGCAATAAGTGGTTTGTCATCTATAAGTAACTCAGGAGGTGGAAGTTCATCAGGAGGTGGGGGTAACACGACTGTTCAGCCGCCAGACTTTAATATAGTAGGTAGTACAGGTGTTAATCAACTAGCAGATGCTATTGGAAGTACAGAGCAACAACCTGTTAAAGCATACGTAGTAGCAAATGATGTTACAACACAACAAGCATTAGATAGAAATAATAGAAGTAACGCAGAATTATAAATAGAAATATATGGAAACTATAGACATGGTAATCGATGAATCAACTGAATGGAGTGGTATTGTTAGTGCAATATCATTAACAGATACTCCTGCAATAGAAGCAGAAGCAGTTGCATTATCAAAAGAAGAGGAAGTTAAACTAACAGCTATTGATGAAGATAGAAGAATCTTTATGGGTGCTGTATTAATTCCTGACAAGAAGATATTAAGAAAACGAGATGATGGTAGCTACTACAACATTAGATTTCCTAAAGACACTATAAACAGAGCTTCTCAGTTGTTTATGGAGAAAGGTAATCAAAACAATTCTACATTAGAGCACGAAGTAGCTTTAAGTGGTAATACTGTTGTTGAGTCTTGGATTATAGAGGATGAGGTTCATGATAAGTCAAGAAAGTTCGGTTTAGATCATCCTGTAGGTACATGGATGGTTGCAATGAAAATCACAGACGATGAGAATTGGGAGATGGCAAAGACAGGGTTTGTAAAAGGATTCTCAATAGAAGGATTGTTTAGCGGTCAGAAACAAGAGGAAGATTCTTTGGCAATGTTAAAGAAAATAGAGGAAGAAGTTGATAACGCATTAAAACAATTATAATGAAAAGTACATCACCAACATCAGGAAAGAAGGCTTGTTTGTGCAAGAACGGAAAATACTCTAGGAAGTGTTGTAAGGGCGAAACTATCAATCAAGGTATAGGAACATTAGAAGGACAGGGAAACTCCGTTATAATACGTGAAAACGGCTCAAAGACCATTACAAGGAACTAAGAAATGGAACACGTTTAAACAAATAGTTAATTACTTATACATTAATCAGTAAAAATATTTTCATGGATAAAAAAGCAGAAGCTAAAGATGCCTTGACACAACTAAAGACTTTTTTGTCTAAGGTTACAGGCAATGAAGAGAAAGTTGAAGATACTGTTGTAGAGACTGAGTTGTCAGAAGTAACCGAAGAGGTTGTTGAAGAAAAAGTTGAAGCATCCGTAGAGACATCGGTAGAAGAATCAGTTGAGTTATCAGCAGAAGAGCCTACATACATTACAAAAGAACAGTTTGAAAAGTTTCAGACAGAGTTAACAGCAGTTATTTCTGATGCTGTAGCAAAGTTGAATGAAGAGAAAGTTGAGTTATCAAAAGAGTTAGCTGAGTTATCGGCACAACCTGCAACAGAGGCAATCGTACATTCACCAGAGTCAACAGAAAACAAATCACAAGGACGTACTTACGGTCATAAAAGACCTGCTAGTTACATGGATAAAGTTCTTGGTAAAATGAATCAATTTAATTAATAAATATGGCAACTACAACAACAATTACAACTACTTACGCAGGTGAGAAAAAAAGAGGGTATATTGCTACAGCTCTTTTATCTGCAAACACTATTGAAAACGGTGGTGTATCAGTAAATCAAAACGTTAAATACAAGGAGGTAATCAAGCAAATGGCTGTTTCGGGTCTTATTGCTGATGGAACTTGTGATTTCGATGCAACAGGAGCAGTTGTGTTGACAGAACGATACTTAGAACCAGAAGAGTTCCAAGTAAATATGCAATTATGTAAGAAAGACTTTAGAAGTGATTGGGAAGCAATCTCTATGGGGTATTCTGCATGGGATAACTTACCACCAGACTTTCAAACTTTCCTTGTAGCAAGAGTTATTGCACAAGTAGCAGAAGCAAATGAAAGAATCTTATGGCAAGGTGACGCAGGAATTGGAGGTGAATATGATGGTTTCTTAACTCTTATGGCAGCAGATGCAGGAGTGGTTAACAACATCACAGGTATTTCTATTGACGCTACAAACGTAGTTGATGAACTAGGTAAGATAGTAGATTTAGCAGTTTCTAGCAACGAAGCTATTATCTCTAAAGAAGATGCTTACATCTACATTCCACAAAACGTTTACAGAGCTTACATTCGTTCTTTAGGTGGGTTTGGAGCAGCAGGTCTTGGAGCAGCAGGTTTCGAGGATAGAGGTTCTAACCAAACTATTGCACCAATGGTATTTGAAGGATTCAAGTTATTCGTAGCAAATGGATTACCTTCAAACAAGATGATTTTCGCAAGGTCTTCTAACTTATGGTTTGCAACAGGTCTTATGGATGACAGAACAGAGTTAAAAATAATCGACATGGAAGATATTGATTTGTCTCAAAACGTAAGATTAGGTATGAGATGGACTGCTGATGTAAACTACGGTATTCCAGAAGAAATCATCACATACGGAGTAAAGTAAGATAACAATAATAATAATCTTTAAGAAGGGTGGGTTCTGCCTACCCTTTTTATTTAAAATAATATAATATGAGTTGTATATTAACATCAGGTAGATTAAAGCCTTGTAAAGATGCTATTGGAGGTATCAGAAAATTATACTTCGTTGATTTTGGAGTCTTAGGAGATGTAACAATAACAGACGATGAAGTAACAGAAATCAGTGGTACTTTTGACTATTACGAGTACGATGTAAAAGGTAATTCAGACCTTACACAGACTGTAAATTCTTCTAACGAGAATGGAACTACTTTCTATGAACAAGTGGTAAATGCTACTTTTACAAAACTTACAAAAGAGGATAATAAAGAACTAAAGCTTATGGCTTACGGTAGACCTCATGTATTTGTAGAAGATTACAAAGGAAATGTAATGGTTGTAGGACTAGAGAATGGTGCTGACGTAACAGAAGGAACATCAGTAACAGGAAGAGCAATGGGAGATTTAAACGGTTATACATTAGCTTTAACAGGTAATGAGATAACTTACGCTAACTTTGTAGACCCTGCATTAAATGTTGGTGGATTCCTTGCCGCTATCTCAGGTGTAGCTACAGCAGGTACTCAAAGAGACCCCGGGGTTTCAGCATAGTAATAACATAGTGAATAATAAGAGGGGAGGTTAACGCTTCCCTTTTTTTTATGCTCGAAACATTGATATTTTGAATAGTTAATTATTTATATGAAAGTATTAACAACATCTACAGGAGAACAAGTAATAAAATTCATACCAAGACATGATGTTTTTGCAGGTAGATTCTTACTATTTAACAAGAATACAAGAACAACTGAGGTTATAGAATCTGAGTTCAATATAGTTGATGGATATATAGAAGCAACTTCTGTATTTAATCTTTATGAGTCTTACAGATATAGTTTAACAGTAATATCAAACATACTTGAATTTCAAGAAGGTGTTGACGCTGATAACGGAACTCTTGAAGCAGCTAACTGTGTTGATACTTTTCTGTACGAAGATGGTAATGAATATTATGTGATATACAGGGATATAATTCTTTGTACGGATCAACAAGAGTATGATAAATACGATATACAAAAAGGAGATTACGTACAAGCAGATACTTCTGATAACGGTTACGTAGTAGTTAAAGACTAGATATGAGTAGAAGAAATAAACCAAAGCTTAAAGCTGATAACGGAAAGATTCATGTTGTTGAGATGAACTCTCATACAAGACCAGAGGTTATTGAGAAGTACGGAGAAGATTGGATTGATTATGGTGAGGATAATAATTACTACCAATATCTAATTGACAGATACAATGGAAGTGCTACAAACAATGCTGCTATAAACGGTATTGTTGAAATGATATATGGTAAAGGTTTAGCCGCTATAGATGGAGACGAAGGAGAAGAATTATCTTCTGAGCTTAAAGAACTATTTCCTAAAGAAGACTTAAGACGTGTTACAAACGACTTTTATACTCTTGGCGGAGGTGCTTATCAAATCGTCTATTCTAAGGGTGGTAAAAAAATCATGCCAACAACTCATATGCCTGTCGAGACATTAAGAGCAGAGAAGGCTGTAAATGGAGTTATAAAGGCTTATTACTATTCTCCTGATTGGAGCAAGGCTACAAGGTCAGGTAAA